CGGGCCGCCACTTGCAGCCACACTGAGCGCACCTCTTGGCCTTGACCGCAGGTGTCGCCTCCGGATCGCCGTAGACATAGCGCCCAAGGTGAGTCCCCTCGTAGTAGTGCAGCGGATCAGACATCAGGCGGTGACGTCGGGCTGGATCCTTCGGACATACCAGCCCCTGAGGCTGATCTTGTCATCGTCCCCGGCGCCGACGTAGGCGCCGACGACGTAGGCGCCCGTGCTATCCCGGAACCGCTCGCCCTCCAGGACGTACACGGTACTGTTGGCCCGGATGGAGACCGAGGACAGGGCCGCCGCCACGTTCGCGGCGTTAGTGTCGTCCACCGGATTCAGGACGAGGTTCAGGACCACGGACGAACTGGTGTTGTTCGTCGCCGCGAGCCACACAGCGTCCACCGCCGTGGCGTCGGTCATGGCGTGGACCGTGTCCGCAGCCGTGGAGGTCGTACTGCTGACCAGGAACGAGCGACCGTCGGGGCACCCGCTCACCGGGTCGGTTTCGACTTCGTGAAGGCGGGTCGCCACTAGAACAGCTCCGACTCTAGGGATCTACGGGACGGAGGTGCTTGCTCCACGGTGATTGTAGGTGCCGTGATTCTGGTATGCAACTTCCTAAGACGCATGTTGTATCCGGTGCTGGGGCGGCTCGCCCTAATCCGGAATCGGATGTCGGCTAGGGCGTAGCGGCCGGGCTGGAAGGGGAGCCAGCCGGTCCACCCGCCGGACTCCCCCGTCTCGTTGATGTTGGCCTCCATCCAGAGCTTCGCCTCGGTGTCCGACTGGGCGGGGCCCTCGCAGGACCACTGCTCCGTGCTCCTGGAGTTGCAGCTCCACGGGGCGAGGCTGCAGGTAATCGGGTGAACCTGATCGGCCTCCCAGTACGCCTCCACAAAGCAGGTGCGGGGCTCCCGGATGGGCGTCCCAGATGTGGGGATACGGTCGCTGTCACTCGACTCCCACACCGTGGCAGCGTCCGTCTGCACCGAGGCGTCCGTCCAGCGCAGGTAGCCGTCGGCGTGCTGCTCGAACTCTGCTCCCACGGAGGGGTCCCCGACCTGCGGGACCGTCCGCTCCCAGCCTGCGGCGGCGAAGCTCTCCCACGCCATGGAGGGGTCCGTGACGTCCGGGGTCACGACGTCCAGGTCCGGCGTGGCGGCCGTGATGACCTCTGTGACCGGCCCGTAGGCACCCGCCGGGTTCATCGGGCGGTAGAGCAGGCGGGCGCTGGCGAAATCGGACCCGCTCCAGTCGCGGGTGGCCCCCCAGGAGTTCGCCCCAGGGGCCGCCGTGAAGACACGGTATCCGAGAATCCAGCTACCCCGACGGCACTCCACAGCCATCTGGCCCTCGCCGTCGGGCTGCGACCACTCGTGGAGGGCGTAGTGGGCCTGGAGACGCTCTGTGGCGGCGTCTAGGGCCGGGGGAGGCGTGGAGTTGCCACTGATCGTCATGGAGAACCCGCCGCACCTGTCGGGGCTCCTGGAGGCCCCATAGCGCGTCACAGGCTGGATCCCCACCTCAACCCTGTCCCCCTTGGACCCGAAGGGCAGGACGCAGTCAGCGAAGGCGTCCGACCCCGCCGTCTCCCCAATCAGGGTCCACCGGCCGCCCGTGCTGGCAGACCTCACCCAGATCCGGTTGCGGTCGATGATCCAGCGGTCAGCCGGGTCCGGCTCCCAGGACACCCGGAGGTTCGTCGTCCACACGCCGCTGCCGCTGCGGACGAACCAGTCCTCCCCACGGGTGATCGAGACCCTGCCCGGCACCCGCTGCTCGCCAGTCTGGGCCGTGAGGCCGCCGTGGTCGTCGTCGGAGACCACCAGTTCCTCCACAGAGTGGGCGCGGTCCTCAAACGCGGCGTCGTTGTACTCGATCCACTCGACCTTGGTGTTCAGGCCATCTCCGAGCCTTGTCGACACCACCTCGCCCAGAAGCTCACTTCCAGCCGTCACCAGGAGGAATTCGTCGTCGCGCCCCGTCACCACAGAGTCGGGGAGGGGGGACGCTGTGAAGATCGCGTCGCCAGCAGAGAACGTCCCGAACTGCGAAGACAGGACCTCGCTCTCGACGAGGCGGTCGTCGCGGTCGCGGATGTAGACCTTGTCACTCGCCGCCACCGTGACCTCCGAGTCCACGACGAACCCGCGACCAGAAGCCGCGCCGGACATGAGGGGGTAGCGCCCGGCGTTCAGCATCACTGTGGACGCCTCGATCCCGGCCGTGCCAGAGACGCCAGTGGCGTCAGGGATGATCTTGCAACGGATTCGACCAGACGATGCGAACTTGAACCACACCTGGCAGAAGTAGTCGCCCGAGATCTTCGTGATCTGCGCCCCGCCGTCGACCGAACCGCTGACCGTCGCCGTCCCGTCACCTGTGAGGCTGAACTCGGCCCGGCAGTTCTTGCTGGAGTCCGACTCGTACTGCAGCTCCAGGGCGAACGTGGGAGTCCCCGTGTGCGAGAAGTTGCCGAAGACCCCGGAGAGGCAGTAGAGGCCAGGGCCCAAAGTCACGGAACTGAGCGAGTCCTGGTAGAGGTAGCCCTCAGCAACCGCAGTCGTGTCCTGGACGCTCCAGTTGGGGGATCCGAGCGAACTGGCGCTAGAGGCGCCGACGCCAGACCCGACCTTACTCCATGTGGTCGCATTCAGATTCTCGCCGTCACGGAGGAGCTGGGCCTCATCCGGGGGCGCGTTCAGGCAGTAGCCCCCATACCCCCTGGGGAGGAGGTCGCTTGAAATGCGGAAGACGTCCCCGACCTCCACAGCCAGCGCCCCCGGGCCAACCTGGAAGCTCCCGGACCTGACCGTGAGACGGTTGATGCTCGCCTCGAAGCGGGCCTGGCGGGCAGCCTGACCATAGCGCGTCACGCCGAACAGCTCGCGCTGGTCCCGGCGTACGTCGTTCAGGCTCGTGGGATTGATGACGTCGTCATCTACGTAGGTGGCCGAATCGTTCTCGTACTGCAGGGAACGGTTGCGGAACAGGAAGTCGAACGCATTGAATCGCTCCCGAGTGTCCGCGTATGAGATCGAGAAGGAACCCTCCTTGACCGCAGACTTGGTGACGAGCCACGACGGGTCAGTCTTGTGGGTGTACCTGAAGTAGATCTCCGAGCCGCGCTTGATCGGTGCAGCGCGCCCCACAGCGGCGATCTCCTGCAGTGCGTCCCAGCCGCCACGCGCAGTATCAAACGTGCCGTTGAACTCGAACCTGCGCTCCCCGCCCTCCATGATGAGACCGGCGTCTAGCGCGCTACCAGTCGCGGCGGTGAGGCTACCGGCTGTGGATGTGTCGTCGACGAAGTCGCCTTGGCCCGCCCAAAGGACGGCCGGGGCCTGCTCGCCCGGAGGCGCGACGTACATCTTGACCACGTGATAGCCGGGCTCCTCCGCCAGCCCGGCGTCCCCCTGGTCAACGCCAACCTCGTAGATCTCGTAACCGCCAGCGTCAGAGCCGCCAGAGCCCGACGGCGAGTTGATGTCCCAGCCGCCGAGGGCGTCGGTCCCCAGATCCAAGGGCGTCGGCCACCCACGGAGGCGCAGGAATGCGCCTATCTCCCACTCAGTGGGGAGCGCAGCGTTGATGACCTCGCCTGTGCCCTGGTCCCTGTAGAGGATGTGGAGGATAAACGCCCCTCGGACGTCGCCATTCTCGTCCGCCACAGAGCTGTCGTACCACAAGTTCTCGCACAGGGTCGCCCCTGTGACCGCCGAGCCGCTCGTCTCCAGGACAGGGCCGCCGTCGTAGACAACCTCGTCGCAGTAGTCCGCCCACGCCTTGAGAGAAGGGAGGTGCGGCTTGTAACTGCCCGGGAGGCGGACGAACTTCGATCCCTGCAGGAGGGCAAGGCACAGCCACGCGGGATTGCGTGAGTGCTCCATGTTCATCGCAGGCGCCGCGAGGTTTTCGCCGTCCCACACGGGGGGCTTCATCGCCTCAACGATGGCGTTTGTCCTAGGGAGGCCGCCGCCCAACTGCTCTGTGGCCCTGATGCGGTACGCCAAGAGGGCACGGTTGGGGTAGGTGAGCTGGGCGTAGCGCACACCCTGGACCTCAACCCAGTCGATGTCGTCGAGGGTCCGCGTGTTGGTCGAGTCCAGGTTGGTACGGACAATCTCCACACGGGCCTTCATGCGCTTGAAGGCCCCGAGCGAGTAGTTGTCGACCACACCGCCGTCAGTGTTCACGCCGCCGCCGAGCAGGTTATCCAGGTCGTCCCACCACTTCGGCGTCTGGTTAGCGGACACGGCCGTATTCGGGGACGGGTCCGCATTCATCTTCCACTCGCAGGAGATGTACGGAAGCTGGGGCACAGATGCCGGGCCGTTCCTCTCGTTGTAGAGCCCAACCACCTGTGACGAGGTGAGTTCTCCGGCGTAAACGCGGCAGACGTCGAACTCTATTTCGGTGGGCGTCGTCCCGTAGTTCTCGGCAAGGGTCGAACCCGTCGCCGGGTAACCGAATGTCAGCGGGTTGCCCGACCACGTGGGGGGGGACGCCTGGCTCACGCCCGGGGCCATTGTGCCATTCACGGCGACCCTGACGCGGGACGTAGTAGTCCCCCAGCCGAAAGCGACATGATGCCACTCGCCCGCCGACTGCTCGATTACGTCGTTGTACTTCGAGACGGCCAGCGCCATCGGCGCCTCGGAGCCGCCGATGTGCTCACCGTAGATCATCACCCGCTGTTTCCACACGAACGTGGTCGACGGGGAGTCCAGGCCCCAGAAGCCGCTCTTCTCGGCCCATACGCGGAACCCGTCCGTGGCCGTGTCTGTCCCCACTAGATAGTGGGTGCGCTTCGTTGACGAGCCCTCGGAGATGTAGTGCCAGAAGTCACTGTCTGCCGCGATCTTGAACCAGAACGAGATATACATCCCGTCAACGAGGTCGCCGCCAACCGACGCAGGGGCGCTCAGGATCGGCGCCTCGGCCCTGTTGGTCCCTCCGGCCCCGTCCTTGGTGATCAGGAATGAGTTACCCGGCGTAACCTGGGCGATTACTTGCGGGTCCCGGAGCTGGAAGCGGACCTCGTAGTCAAACAGCCCTTGCTGGGAGAATGTCGGGAAACCCGTCCCGTTGTTAGGCGGCATGCGGAACCACCCGTCGTTGTTGTCGCCTCCGGCCGTGATCGGGTTATTCGATATGTCAAGCTCTTGGTATCTAACCGCGTACTTGAAATCCGCGCCGGTCAGGTTGCCCGCATTGTCGGATGAGTAGTACCCACCGCCAGCCCTGAGGCGCAGAACTAGCTCGTCGTACTCCGTGGTGACGTCGAACGTGCGGGCGTACAGGTCCCAGTGCTCGTCGTTGTTGGGAGCCGTCGCGCCTCCGTTCTGCCAGTAAGCGTTGTCCCAAGTAGAGGCGGAGGCCGAGTTGTCCGCCCCATCGGTCTCCTCGCCCGTCAGTTCGAACGGCCCCACGGAGATCGGGACCACAACCTGCTCAAAACCCTGGATCGGCTGCTGCTCGTTAGTGCCGAGGCGAACTTGAGCGAATACGTCGTCGTAGTTCTCGATCGGGTTGTCGTTGATGAACATCTTCCCGGCGAGCATGCTCCCCTCGATCTCCTCACCGACCGGAGTGTCTTCCGTTATCCCGGCAATGGACTCGAACTCGCCCCACCCGAAAGATATGAGCTGGTACAGCGTCGACGACACGGGCGCATACGTGGACCGGATGTACTCCGAGATGACCGTCCCGCCACCACGGATCTCGCCGTAACTGACCTCGACCGGCTGGTAGGGGTCGCGGCTCTGCGTGATGCCCGTCCAACCATACGTCGGAGAGGACTCGTCGTCGCGCTTGCGGGGCGGGCCCGGCGGCTTGTACAGCAGATAGCTGACGTAGGCCACCACCAGAGCGATGACGAGCTGGATGAGGATCTTTCCGACAAGCCCCGGGCCCGCAGCAGGAGTCGTGGCGACGACCACCGCGCCGTCAGGGAGGGCGTCGCCCAGGTCAGCCTCGCGACCATTGACCCAGAAGCGCGTGTGCTCGCTGTCGCGCAGGGGCTCCGGGAGACTCAGGCGCACATCTTCCACCGTCTCCGCGTGGACGGCGTACGGAGTCACCTTGGAGATCTCCAGAGGGTTGGTCGTCGCGATTACTTCAACTAGCATTGTGGCGGTATACCCCAATCAGTGCCCGAAGGCGGTCACGACCGAACACGTGGACACCCAGCCCCGCAGAAGACGACAGGACGCGAGGCGGAGAGTCGTCAACGAGGATTACGGCGTGAGGGCGATCGTCGGTCCCCTCCATCAGGACTACGTCGCCCAGCTGCGTCGCGTCCGTCATCTTGCCGCCAATGCGCTCCCAGGTCTCCGCCGGAGCCCCCGTCTCCAGGGACTGGAGAAGGTCGCGTGCGGCGTCGTCGCGGCCCATGCGGCGCAGGACCTCAGCGCACCCGTGGAGGCAGTCCCCATCCGGGTCGGAGATCACACTGCCGATCAGATCTGAGCAGTTGACCTTAGCCACGGCTCATCCCCGGCTCGCCGCCGTAACGCTGGGGGTGAAGGGGGGTCAGCCCGTTAGCTACCTCGTCGTCCCCTACGGCCTGACAAGCCTTCAGGCTGTAGGGACGGGCCACCTCCTTTCCGGCGGCGTTGACCCCGCAGGAGATGAAGCCCGCCGACGGGTGGTGGAGGTTGTATCCACACTCGGCCGTGCCGAGCGGGCCCCACTTGCATCCAATCGGGCTGTAGATGTACTGGGGGAACCTGGCCTGGAAGACCTCCGATCCAGTGATCTCGAACTGGATGCCCTCGTGGGTGACCGTTGCACCGGCAACCCGGGCCGTCTCGTCGATGATCGGACTCCCCGAGTCGAGGTCCAGCGTGGAGACAACAAGGACGCGGGCGGGCTGCCCCGTGAACCCGGCGGCCGAGTCCATGAGGCTCATCGGGATCGCCCCGAAGTTCCCGACGCTCACTTCGACCGTGGGCAGGTCTCCCTCGGACCCCTTCTCAAGGTCGCCTACAGCAATCTGGGCCGGATAGTATTTGATGGGCTCGCCCAGAGAGTTCGAGCCCCAGTTGACGATCTTGTCCCCGCTGTGGAGCCGGAACCTCTTCGGCGGGTCGTCCAGCGTCTGAAGCTCGAACATGAACAGGAACGGCGCCATGGCCGCGACCTGGTTCTTATGCCTCGTGGCAATCGGTGTGAGTTCCTTCACGGCGCTACGGGGTTGTACTCAGAGTCGTCGAACAACTCCTCGATGACGAGCGAGACCTCCATGTAGCCGTCGCCTCCTGCGGAGTGAACGTGGCGGAAGGGAAGCGTACCGCCAACAAACCTCGCAGCCACGGTCTCCCCGGTGTCAGCCCGGGTCCAGTCAAACGGCAGGCCCGCGTCCCACACAGCCCTGACCGCGTCAAGCTCCGTGTAGGTGAGGCCCGACGATCTGATCGTCCAGCGACGGCGCATCCTAAACCCGCGAGGCGAACTGATCATCGCCCCCGTCTGCGTCTTCAGGTCCACGCGGGGGACCTGGAGGATTTCGTCGACGGCCCATGAAGAGTCCGTCGTAAGGGACCCGGTCTTGTCGGCGTCTTCGGCCCCCACAACCACCGAGGCGTGGTCCGACGACTGGGCCCCTCCAGGCTCCTCCGGGGTGTCCACCGTGAAGTTGCCGAAGCGGACGGCGTCGTCAACGAAGCTCGACCCAAGGTTACGGAAGAACAAGCCCGTACTTGGGCCGCCTTCGATCCGCGCCGTGCGGAAGTCGTACGTCCAGTCGCCCGTGACCTCGACCCCATCCTCATCGGCGCTAACAAGCGTCTGTTCGGTGCCGTCCAACCTCAGTTGAGCGGCGACCATGTTTTCGCCAGAGATGTTGAATACCTGGAAGTCCAGCTCAAAGGTATCCCCGACATTCGGTGCAGGGTCCGTGACATCAAGCTCCGAGAGGACGGTTCCGTCGTACGTCAAACCGGCGGCGGCGCCCTGCGAGTCGTAAGACCGTATACCCACAGTGAACGTGCCGCCCACGCGCTTTGCGAAGCCCACGTAGCACCGCTGGAACTGGCCGTAGTATGTGGAGCCGTTGGGCGTGTCGGGGGACCCGGCGATCTGGGACTGCGCCTGGAATATGTACGCAGGCCAGCCGTTGGGGGCGATCGGTGTGAAGCGCAGGACAACTCCGACCTCGTAATCTGTGCCGCCCCCGGCGTTCACCTCCTGTGCGGTGAAGGTCGCCTTGTACCTCTGGTTCTCGGAGAGGACAGGGTCCTGCGAGATGTAGAACCCGTGGTTCTGCGATCGGTCCTCGGTGCCGTCCGGGTCAGCCGCGAGTGTGGCATCGTCAGGGTTGCGGCCCACCTTCACGACATCCGCTCCCGACACCCCCTCCAGGTGGAGGCCATGCACAGTCGCGTCATGCACGTGCGGCTGGGTGCTGAACCACCCCCGACTGTGCGCGTCGCCGGTCCACGCCTGCGCCAACGACGGCCCCTCCAGCTGCGGGTGATTATTCGCCGTACTGCTCTCAGGGACCTCGTAGGAGGCGCGGATCCAGTTGCGACGGAACTCGTCGAGGAGATGGACGTCAAAGTTCCCGTCAAGGATCTTCAGCTCGTCGCAAGTCATGCTGGCGTCGTAACCAGAACTCCCCGACTTACGCAAAAACATCTGCATCCCAAACCCGAAGCGCCCAGGCGTGTCGACAAAGACCGGGTCGTCGATCTCAAAGATCAGCACCTCACCCACAGAGATGCCGCCTCCGTCGCCGCCAACCATCGATGGCGTGACGTTCTGGTAGGGGATCACACGCGGGTTACCGCCCAGGTCGGCGTAGCACTGCACCTTCGTCCCGGTAACCCGGAGGCGGAGCGACTTGGGCTCGAAGAACCCCCAGGGCTGCGCCAGGTAGGAGGCGATTCCGGGGAGGGCGGGAGACGCCCCCACCTCCATCTCGGCCACCGCCGTGAGGTCGCCGCCCTGAAAGGTGCCCACAACGAACGAGTCCGCCCTCGGTGCGGCCGTGGACCCGGCCTGGATGTGACCGAAGAAGATCCCACGCGGCTCCTTGATCACCTTGCGGGGGTTCGCCGTATCCCCGGCCGTGTCCGAGTTGACGAGAGTGCCGGAACGAACACGGGCAAAGACGTAGTACCCGTGCAGGATGCCCCCGTCGATATCCCCGGGCGAGACCTGCCCGGCTACGGTCATGTTGAACTTCCCTGAGACCTCGCCGTCGCTAGACCACAGGTCCCGCTCTACGCACGCGCCGAGGCTGGCGTTGGCCCCGTTGTGTTGGCCGTTGTGGATCTGGAACGAAGCCGAGAGGCGGCTACCCGAAACGTATCCACCCTCGAATGCGCCGGGAGCGTAGAGAACGGAGGGGCGGCCAAAGACCGTCTTCGTGACAGCAGTGCCGTCAAAGGACTTGTCGGACGGGATTTGCAGTTGGCCGTCCCCGTTATTGGCGAACGGCAGTACGTCGATGTACCTGTCAGGCCACGCCCACGCGACGGAGTCCCTCCGAGCGAACGTCTCTGCGGGCCAGACCTGTGTCACCTGGCACCCCTCGACGACTCGCGGACGCCTCGAACCAGGCGGGCGCGGCGACCGCTGCTCATATAGGACCCCAGCGTGTCCGCGATCCTCGGCATCGACTTGTCGATGGCGCGGTTCACTGCCTCCTCCGTGGCGACAGGATCCTGTGATCCGCGAGCGTCGATGTTGACGTTGAGGGACATCTCTCCGCCCATGTTCGATGGAGCATGAGCCATGCCGACGGCGCGGACGAGGTTCGTCATAGCCTTCTGCATGCCGAGGAGGCCAGAGATGTCCAGGGCCACAGGGATCCGCTTGCCGTCCGGCAGGGGAACGAAAGCCTCTGCGCCGTCTCCCTCACCGAAGATCGCGAGCTGCGGGCTGTCCGCGACGCCCCCAGAAGCGTAGGCGTTCACCGGGAGGCTCGCGTGGCCGAGCATCTCGCCCTTCATCACGCCACCGCGAGCGAACTTACTCGTGGACCCGACGGTGTTAGCGACCAGGAGGAGGGTGGCCGCAGCGGCTAGCTCCTTCGCCGCTAGGGACAAGTTAGACGCCACGCCCTGCCACAGCCCCCCGGCCACGATCAGCAGGAGGCTGTTCACTCCAAGGGTATCGCCAGCGGAGGCAAGGCCGCCCGCAGCGCCCTTCGTATCCGTCGCAGCCTGAGACGTCTTAGTGGCGGCCTGCTCCTGATCTGCGGCCGCATCAGACGCGGCGTCAGCGGTCTCTGTGCCGTCGCCAGAGAACTCGTTACTTATCCCCTGGAGGGCGCTCTGGAGGGCGCTCAGGATCAGCCACTGCGTGACCATGTCCAGGATTCCCCGGATCACGGTGTCCTTGAAAGACTCGAACGCATTCCCGCGCTCGTCAAGCGACGCCGCCCACTGCGCGGTGGTCGAGGCGAATGTGGCACCAAGAAGCTCGTCGATCTTGCCGAACTCGCCCAGGTCGCCAGCCGCACCCTCGAAGCCCTTCATAAAGCCGCTCTTGTCCGCCTCCTGCAGCTGCAGGCCAGCGTTCTCGATCAAGAGGGCACGCTTCTGTTCGAGCAGGGCCACCTCCTGAGCGGTCAAGTCGCCAACCGCGATCTTCGCGTCGATCTCCTTGACCGCAGCTTCCAGGGTGGCCTGGATCACCATCTTCCGGGCCGCAACCTCGTCTCCGAGAAGCGCGAGCTGGTCAGACTGCAAGAGGGCGACCTCTCGCTCCGCAGAGATCAGCTTCTGGAGATCCGCGAGTTGCTTCTGGGTACGGGCGTCGCCAGCTGCTTCGACCTGGAGGCCAGCGATGTCTCGCAGAACCTGCAGCTTCTGATTCAGTAGGTCGCGCTCCTTCTCTGAAAGGCTGTTGCCCTGCAGGAGCTTCTCGATCTCCGCCTCTTGAGCGGAGAGGGTAGTATTCGCCAGGGATGCTGCCGCTGCCTCCTGCTCACCGAGGAGCGTCAGGCGCTTCGCATACAGGGTCCCCAGTTCTTGCTCCAGGGCCAATTCCCTATCGGCCTGCCGGTCCACAGCGGCCAAGCTAGCGGCAGCGCGGGTCGCCTCAAGCAGCGCCACGTGTCGGGCGTACTCGCCGGACAGGAGCTTCCCAGCCTCAAGCCTTTCCTGGAGGCCAATCAGGTCCGCCTTGTGGGCAGCGTCGATGGCCGCAAGCTCTGCTGCCAGACTGCCCTCGCGCTGGGCGACCGCAGCGGCCTCGTCGGCGGCCAGCTCCGCCTCTTGGCGCTGTGTTTGAAGAACACCGAGTTTCGTCTCGGTGATGAGTTGTTCCCTCAGGCGCTCGCCGCGATTCTGCGCTGACACCTCCACCGCCTCGCTCACCGACGCTATCTGGCGGATGGTGCCTAGCTGCTTCTGATACTCCTCTTCCGAGATAGCGACAGCCTGGCCTGTATCGCGCTGGAGGGTCAGGACCTCCGACACTGTGCGCGAGACGTCCTCCAGATAGCGCAGCTCTTCCTGCAGCAGTTTTGCGTTATCCGACTCTGCGTCCAGGCCAGCAATCCTCACCTGAAGCTCCTGGCGACGAAGCTCCAGTCTGTCCTGGACCGCCTTCGTGTTCTCAAATTCAGCGGCCCGCTGTTTGGCGAGAACCTCCAGGGTCTCCCCCGCTGCACCCGGCTGCGCGTCAATGGAGAGCGCGAATGTCTCCGGGTCCACAGCGACCAGGGGGGCCAGCCTTTCGCCTGACTTCAGCTTCTCCGCCGCTGCCTGGACCCCCTCCTCGATGCCGTCCACTGTCCCCGCCGCCAGGCGGCGCGACCACTCGAAGGCTGCTGCGTCCACCCCCTCGCCCGTTGCTATGGCGAAGTTCACGGCGTCCTGGAGTTCCGCAGCAAGGTCCTCCTCAACCTCCAGTATCACCGGGATGACGAGGTTCTTGCCTTCAGCGAAGTCTTCCCTGGTGAACCGCGTGACGATCCCGGTGATACCCTCCTCTAATTCGAGGGCGATGAGGTCCCCACCGGCAGCCAGGCTCTGGCTATACCCATCCACCAAGCCTTCGCCCGCCAACCGCCCGACCTCGACGGACCTCTCGGTGAATTCCTTCTCGTCCAGGAACTCTCTAGCGATCGTGGCCGGAGTGACGCCCTCCATGGACGAGGCCACCATGCCAACAGGGCTCATGGTGGCGAAGTATTTTTCAAGCGGGCCGCGATCCTCTATTCGCGGCGCACTCTTGCCGAATTCTTCTGCGGCAGCCTCGGCGACTTCGTTGCTGACCTCCCTCGCCCGACCGACGAGCTTCGCCGCAGCCTCGTTGCTGAGGCCCAACACCTGGATCATCCCCTCGCCGCCGCCTGCGGTCTCGAAGCCGACGACGCCCTGGTCAGACAGGTCCAGTTCCCCCAGGACACCCTGATCCCGGAGCCTCTTGAAGAGATCCTCCGTCGCCGCACTCAGCCCGGTGACCTCGCGTTTAGCACGTAGCGCGTTACCTGCAACCTGCTCCAGCCCCGTAAGACTCTCGTCTGGGAGGAGGTCAAGGAACTCCGCGAGTTTGACTGTCGCGGTCACCAGTTCGTCCCCCGCCTCGGCGGCGAAGTTCGAGATCTGGTTGCCGAGAACCTTGAACTTGCGGCCAGAGGACGACGCCAGTTCACCAAACGCCTGGTCGGCCCGACCGGCGCTGCTGTTCATCCCTTCGAGCGCCTCATTGAAGAGGCGAGCGTCGTCGTCGACCAGAGAGAGGGCTCCAGTCAGGGCCTCCACACGCCCGAAGGTCTTGCCGAGAGCCTCGTTGTTACCCTCCAGGGCCCGGTCCAGCGTCTGCAGGGTCCCGATGAACCCCAGACTCTTGAGCGTGGTCGAGTCGAAGCGCAGACCGATGCGCTGGAACGCCTCGTCGAAGTCCTGCTGCTTCTTGGTCGTGGCGTTCAGGATTGAGCGGATCTTGGTGATCGCCTCGGACGCCGAAGAGCCAGACCGCGTCAAGGCGACGAGGGCGGCACCCAGCTCCTTGAAGCTCACACCGGACGCCTTGGCGAGTGGCGTCAGACGACCCAGCGACGGGTCCAGCTCCTCCAGACGCAGCTTCCCCTGCCTGACGATAGCGAAGAAGTCGTCAGTGACCTCGGCAGCGCCCTCGACCTCATCGCCGTAGGCGTTCAACACACCCACGAGGAGCGAAGTCGCCTGCTGCTGCGTGGAGATCGTGCCGATCGACAGCTTCACGGCGCTGTCCAGAAGCTCGTTCGCCTCGGCAGCGTCCGTGGCGCCCGCACTGATCGCATCGTAAAGCGCGGGGGCGGTCTGGAGGAAGGTCTCACCGTAGGCGTTCGAGACCGACTCGATCAGGTCGCGCTGCTGCTGCGACGAGAACGACGCCTCGTCCGTCAGCGTGGCGATCTCAGCAAGCCTGAGGCTGTACTCCGCGCCCGCTGCTGCCACACGGCGGGTGACCGCTACCACACCGGCAAGGCCCGCACTGACGCCCAGGAAGGACGTCAGGGTGCCTGCAGCGACCTTCCACGCCTTGCCGTAGTTCTGGACCTGCTTAGTGGCCCCCTTGAGGGGGTTGCCCTTCGTCCCGGGGATTGCGCCGCCAGCAGCAGTGCCGCCAGCAGCGGCGCTGCCAGCCTTGGGCAGGGCGACCTTGGGGACCTGGACGCCCTTGAGGGCCTCACGGATCCGCTTCCCGTCCTTCTCGACGCTGTTGGCAACAATCTTGAACTTCTGCGAGAACTTGTACAGCTCACTAAGAGCCTTCTCGCTGTTCAACTGCAGCGTGATGTCGACGATGCCGGAGTTCCGCTTGTCAGTCATCTAATCACCCTCGGACGCGCTTGGACGCCCTGGCAGCCTCGGCCTTCTGCTTCTGGACCTTGTGCTCTTCGTCACGCACACGAGCAACCTCGCCGCTCACGACAGAGCACGCATGAAGGAAACTGGGGGCCTGCTCCAGCAAACCTCCGGGAGCCGGGAACCCGCCAGCCTCGGCGTGGGCATAGTGACGAAGCATGGCCGATACGCTGGCATCCACATGGCTGGTCGGGCACCTATCAAGGGCCTTCTCGCCGCGCACGCACACCTCGCACCTGGCGCCTGTCCTCAGGTCGACACCCGACCCGTCGCAGTGCGGGCAGGTGATCGTGTACATCGCACGGGCCGCAGCCTTGTCGCACCCCCAGAGACGCCTGATCGAACGCTGCGTCTCTGTGAGTGATTCGGGATAGCTACGACCGATGGGCCCACCGCAGTCCTGGGGACAGCGGGGGAGGCCCTCGGCGGTAGCCATCCCGACGGCCACGGCCCTCAGCCTTCCTTTTCCTCGTCCTCCAGCATCGCGCCGGAGGTGATCGCCAGGAACATCTCCTGCTTGTACAGCGTGGGGATGCGGCGCAGGAAATCGTCCGACACGCGGCCATCGGGGTCCTTCTCGAAGAGCACCGGCTCGCCAGCGGCATCGGGGAAGACCGAGCCGTCGGCAATGCCCACGAGGCCGGCCTTCAGCGTCAGGTAGACACGGGTGCCCATGCCCGTGGACGTCATGCCCATGGAGTCGTCGTGCTTGATCAGCACGGCATCCTCCAGGCTCACACGCTCGCGCTCAGTGAGGTCACGGATGACCCAGTACGTGCGCTTATCCGAGGGTTGGTTGAGGTCGTCTTGCGAGCACCAGCGGCGCTCACCAGCGGGAGTAACGGCAATCATCGAAAGTCTTCTTCTTGGGGTTGGTTTGAGGGGCCCCGGGACAGCCCGGAGCCCCAGAACTGTCTAGTCGGTGATGTACATGAGCACGATCTCGTTGTCACCCGAGGTGGAGCTGATCTCGCCGTCGGGGGTGGCCCCCAGGTTGTTGATCACAGCTCCGTTCACGCTGAAGTCCATGTTCCGAGTCAGGATCCCGTCGGAGTCTCCAGAGGAGGCGCCGGTGTACTGGATCGCAGGCATCTGGAGGACGAACCCGTTCTCCGGGTCACCGGAAGATCCGCCGACCTGGACGGACACGCGCATCACCTCGCCGGAGCGGAACGTGGTCAGCCACGGGATCTCCGCCTCAAGGGTGGCGTCCGCCTCAAGCGACCCGCTGGCCGAACGGGACGAGCCGACGATCTCCTTCAGGCCATCGACGGCGTTCGCACACTTCACATCCGTCAGGGTGACGCCGGCGTCGACCGACAGGGTCTTCAGGCAGGGGGACATGGCGTCCGCCTCGTCCATCTCGGCCAGAGTCTCGTTCAAGCCAAGAAGGGTCGCCTGACCGGCCCACAGCTTCGGATCCACCACGGTAGGGGCGCCGCCGACGAGCGGGGTGTCGCCCACTCCGTCAAGGTCGGAGCCCGTGTCGGGGGAGTCCCATCGACCACGGGTAGTCACGGTCATCAGGACCGGGCGGTTCACCTCGAACTGCCAGGACACGCTTGCGCGAGAGGCGGCGAAGTCGAGCGCCACGCCGTCCTCGTTCAGACGGATCGAGCCAGTCGGCCACTGGTAGAAGGTCTCGTTGGTGGTGGCTGCGACCGTCAGCGTCGCCGGGCCAGACCCGGACTGCAGGTTGAGCGTCTCGCCACCGGTAATCGTCCCGCTTCCGGCGCGGTAGACCAATTCCGTGGCCGAGGTGGAAGCCTCCTTAGCCACGACCAGCGTCTCACCGCTCGTGGCGCCCTTGTAGACCGCGCCCACCGAGACGGTGCTCGCGGGATTAGAGATGTCGATCTGCTTCCAGGGCTCGCTGACCGGGACCCACGCCCAACCGCAGTTGGTCTGGATGGAGTCCACAGCAACCGACAACTCGGTGTCGCTGGTCGTCCAGGTCTCGCCATCGTCCATCGTACCCGAGACCGGCTCGTAATAGATGTACCCGGTGCCACTCTGGAAATGGACGTCGCCAACGACCCTGGCGGTATCGCCGCCAGTAGTGTCCGTGATGATTTCGCCGTGGCGGATCGGGCCATCACCGGCGGACCAACTGGTCTGCGTGTCAAGGGCGACCTTGTGGAGCGCGACAAGCCGGAAGCCAGCCATCTCCATGAACTTCGACCAGGCCGGGACGCCAGAGGCGAAGGCGTCGTCCGAGTTGCCCAGCATCTCGAAGGTCATGGAGACCCCGCCGGTCTTCTGGCCGGGGATCGACTTCAGCTTCGAGATCGTCGACCGGAGGTACTCGCGATCGAAGAACTCGACGTCCAGAGTCGGCTCTGCGGAGTTCAGGAGAACGTCAGCGTTCGCGGCGGACGTCAGGTCACCAGAGGACGGCGTGCTGCCAACAATGTCCTCAGTGACTGCGACAACCTCTTTCTTTGCAGTAAGTAGTGCCATCCTAACTATGCGTCTGTGGAGTAGATGATGATGAGTTCGTTGTCTCCGCTAGTGGAGCTGATTTCGCCGTCGGGGGTGGCCCCCAGGTTGTTGATCACAGCGCCATTCAGACTGAAGTCCATGCTGCGCGTCAGGATCCCGTCGGAGTCTCCAGAGGAGGCGCCGGTGTACTGGATGCCGGGAATCTGGAAGATCAGGCCGCCAACCGTCGTGGGGGCTCCCCCAACCTGGACTTTGAGACGCACGACCTCGCCCGAGCGAAGCGTCGTCAGCCACGGGATCTCCTCCTCCACAGTCGCGTTCGTCTCCAGGGATCCGCTCCCGGAACGGGACGAGCCGATGATCTCAAGCAGGCCATTCTCGGAGGCCGCGCACTTCACATCCGTCAGCGTGACCCCGGAGTCCAGGCTCATGCTCTTGAGGCAGGGGACCTCCTCAGCTTCGAGGTGCATCTCCGAAATCGTCTCGTTGATGCCGATGCCGATAGCCTGGCCTTGCCAGACCTTCGGGTCGAGGACTTCCGGCGCTCCGCCCAGAAGCGGGGCGTCACCGACGCCGTCGATGGACTCTCCAGAATCCCCAGTGCTCCATCGGCCACGAGCCGTGAACGTCGCCGTGACGGGGCGGTTGACCTCGAAGTTGAACGAGATGTTCCCCCGGCAGGCCACGAAATCAAGCGCCACGCCGTCCTCGTTCAGGCGGATCGAGCCAGTCGGCCACTGCTTGAAATCCTCGTTGGTGGGCGTAGCGGCCGTGAAGCTGGCCGGGCCGCTGCCGGAGGCCAGGTTGAAAACCTCGCCATCGACCGGAGCAACGCTACCGGCGCGATAGACAACTGTGGTCGAGGACGAGCTGTCCTCCGCGATCACGATCACCGCGCCATCGTCCGCCGCGCCTCCTGCACCGCCGTCACCCCGGTAGACGTCACCGGCCACAACAGAGATACTGCCCGTAGCCGTCAGCTGCTTGAGGGACTCGCTGACGGGCAACCAAGCCCAGCCACGGTCGCCCGCAGCGGCCGGGGAGCCCGACATGACGACGCTGATCTCGGTATCAGAAGTCGTCCACGGCGTGTTCGACGCGCTCACGGACCCCGACAAGGGCTCGTAGAAGAAAGTCCGCTGGCCGAAGGGGACATCCCCAACGATCCGAGCAGTGGCGCCCACGGAATCCTCGATAATCTCGCCATGACGAAGGGGCCCGTCGCTCTCAGACCAGGAAGTCTGGGATGCCGAGCCCGCCGCAGTCGCCCGCCCGATGGCAACGCGCCGATACCCGGCCATCTCCATGAACTTCGTCCAGGCCGGGACGCCAGCGGCGAAGGAGTCGCCGTCGTTGCCCTGAAGCTCGAAGGTGGCCGTTACGCCTCCGGCCAGCTGGCCCGGGACCGACTTCAGCTTAGAGATCGTCGAACGGAGGTACTCCCGGTCGAAGAACTCAACGTCCAGAGTGGGCTCCGCAGTGCTCACAAGGATGTCGGCGTTCGCAGCGTCCGCCAGGTCCCCCGTGGTGGTCTCGCCAGCGACCTTCTCCAGCGCAGTCACTAGCTCTTTCTTCGCGCTTAGTAGTGCCATGGGTTACCTAGGCTGATGTTGTCAGTGTCGGGTTGTCAGAGAGGTGTCGGTAAACGACACGCAACGAAACAGCGGCCAGCGCCGTTGACTGGTCCGTGATCTCGTAGGCGTCCGCATCCTCCACCTCGTGGTAGATGCAGGTGCCGGAGAGTTGAGGGTTGCCGCGCAAGGCGACCTCGATGTCGGAGACCAGCCAGTGGAGGTCCTTCTTCCACACCGTGTCACGGGGGTCGCAGCGGACGGCCGCCACCAGGGAGATCACCGCCTCGCGCTCGACCACGGCGCAGGAAAGCTCCCGGAGACGGTTGTCCGACTCAGGGACAATCGCACAGAAGGGGAACGCCTCGCCCATCAGGATCCGGCCAGAGTCGAAGACCTGGACCTCCTGGAAGTCGAAGTGGTAGGTGGGCGTCGCGATCGCGGCCACGGTGGTCCGGATCGCCTCAAGCATCTGGTACTTGACCGGGTCGCCGTCCAGGGGGTAGGCCATTACTGATCCTCCTCCAAGACAACCGAAAGCTCGTAGTTGTTGAACCCCAACTGCCTAAATGAGAAGGGAGCCCGCAGGCGCCCGATGATCGTTGACTGCTCCGCCGGGCGGGAGCTGTTGGGGTCAGTCGGCGGCGTGTACACCACCGGGGCGAACCCCCGGGCAAGCGACTGCAGGGTCACACGAAGCGCGACGGCCGCCGCCTCCGTGGCCGGGCGCCACACCAGCCGCAGGGACCGAAGGGGGACTGACGGGGCCACGTACTGCCCGCTCCAGGTCTCGTCGCCCCCAGACTCCGCGCCCACAACCACTCTCGGAGTGGTCTCGACACTTAGGGGGGCGCAAGAAACTGAGGCGAGGTCGATCATCTGGAGCCAAACCCCGACTGAATCGCATCGCGGATAGCCGCACGGAACCGCCGCTTGCGATCCTCCAAAAGATGCTTGCTGTGACGGAACGTCTCGCGGAACTTGAAGCGCGGGGGGATCCGCACCCGGTCCTTCATCACGAAGAGGTAGTCGAACGGGTTGGCCGAGCGATCCCCCCTGGTCTGAAGGCGGACCATGAGCTGACCTTCCGGGCTCTCCCAGAAGTGCGCCCCGGCAGCCAGGGCGGCCTCAACCGTCTCGTGCTTGCGGCGACCAGTCCGGGTTGTGTTGGCCGCGAGGGGCACCGGAATCTGCGGGGGGGCGCTGATAATCCGCCCGTACTCGTTGTCCGTTGCACGGCGATCGCCAACACCACGGCCAGCCTCGACCACCACGCCACCGTTGCCACCCACCTTGCGCGAGCGGATCGACCTCCTCAGAGCGCCGGTGCGCGAGTACAGATGGTTGCGACCAGGATCCTGGGACTCGAACCCCGGGTACTTCTCGAACCGGCTCTTCCGGAGATGCTCCACAGCAACGCGGCCGTGCTGCTCCGCCGCCTTCTGCATCTTCGTCGGAATGCGCTGGCCCAGCTGACGCAGGCCCGCCAGCAGGGGGCCGATGTTCATCGTCTTCTTGTACCGACCCATCAGACAGCCTGGCGTCGGTATGCGTCCAGAACGCGGCGCGTCTGCGCCAGAAGCCCATACTGGGAGTTGTACGTGGTCTTCGCCCCAGCGAGGGTCGTCACGCTGCCCCCGATCGAGTCGCGGCGCTCGTGGAGGAACTTCACCTGCAACGCAGCTGCCCGAGCAAGCTCCGGGTAGTTGGTGATGATCCCAGAGGAGTCAGCGGCCAGGCCGCCGGTGTACGTGACGCGCACAAAGGAAGTGTCACGCGCCATCCGGCGGCTGAACTTGATCCAACCCGCCTCCTGGTGGACCACGTAGTCCCGCGAGTCGATCTCCGATGCCGCAGAGAAGTCGTCTGGGTGGTTGGCGATCTTCAGGGAGGTCGGAAGAACCGTCACCGGGCGGGCATCCAGCGTGAGCACGCGCTTGCCGTGACGCAGGACGTAGGTCTCCGTGCGAGACGCCGACAGGGTGTGGAACCCCAGGTAGCGGGTCATCTCGGCGGAGATGTCACCGATCTCCGTGGCGATCAAGCCGTCCAGCGCCGTACTGGAGGAAGTCGTATTCATCGCCGTCTTCACCGCCGCGAGGTCGGTGAAGTCAACAGCGTCGAATACAGTCGTCTCCAGTGCGGTCGCCACAGCTAGAAGGTCTCGTAGGGGCCCTCGTCGTCGCCGTTCTCGGAGATCTCGGTCTCGACCTCCATCTCCACGGCCTCCTCGACCGCCGGAGCAGGCTCGTCGCCGGAGATCGGGAAGAGGCTAGGCCAGCCCTCGACCACCGCCGGGTGGTCCTCACCGACGATGTCCCCGCGACGCAGGACCACGCCTGAGCCACGGAGGACGTTCTTGCCCCGGTACATGTACCGCGCCACTACTTCTCCTCCAGCGCCTTCAGGCGCTCCGCAAACTCTGCGTTCTGCTTCGCCAGGGCGGCGTTCTCGCGCTCCAGGGCGTCCACCTTGTCCTGAAGCTCGCGCTGCGGGCGGGACACGCCAGGCATCGAGGCGTCGCCCCGGTCGGCGCGGCGGTCGAACTCCTCGATCTCGCGCTGAATGCGCTGCGGGAGTTCCTCGCTCACGGTGCAGCCAGCGGGGAGCCCGTCCAGCTTGTCCAGCTTGTGGTACTGGCCCTCGGCGTAGCGCCGGATGACCTCGTGGTCAATCCGGACAATCGCGCCCTCGCGAGCCCAGACAATGAGCCCGCCGTGGGTCGCGGGGAAGCTAAGGACACGCTTGGCGCGAACGCGGTACAGGTTCCGCTCCTTGGGAGGGCGCCCCGGGCCGCGCTTCACCGTCTTCTTCTTCATGGTAACGTCCATTCTTCTTCGTTAGTAGGTCGACTTGGCGCTGGAGTGAATCTCAAACTGCAGCGTGTTGCCGACAAGACTGCGGCGCGATGCGCCAGAGAGGACGGCGTAGGCGCCGCCAATGATCACGTTCGACCCGCCACCGTTCACAAACGCGGCCTCGAAGAACTCGTCCGTGTGGCGCAGGTCGATCTCCCCGAAGAAGATGCCCGTCTCGCCAGCAGGGACCGTGATAGTCGCGGTAGATGCCACACCAGAGGCATTCAGGTTCGCGCCATCGTCCGTGATCAGAGAGTAGCTCCCGCCAGATGCGGGAGACGACTTGACTGTGAAGGTGGAGTCCCCGGTCGCGTTATTGGTCGTGACCACGAGGGCGACAAACGCCCACCGGAACCCCCCGGTGCAGTCGTTATCGGACTGCGTCGCCGTCGCGTCAGCGATGACGTCCTGCGCTTCAAGCAGCTCAACGAATTTGCCGTGCTGGGAAAAGGTCTGGTTCGACATGAGGCTGCCCGTCTAAGCGTCTAGCGTAGGAGATGGGGCGCCGCCCATGCGGCGCCCCGTGAGGTCAGAAGATCAAGCCCTACCAGGCGGACTTGTTCTTGGTGTGGATCTCGAACTCCAGCGTGTTGCTGACGTCCGTTCCGGTGTTGCGGGCCTCGGACAGGACCACAAAGCCCGAGAAGACGGCGGCGCCAGCCGACGAGCCTCCACCGGCCACGTTCACCTTGAGGAAGCCCTCGTGCTGCTCAAGGTCGATCTCAGCGAACTGAGTCTCGGAGGCGTCGTCGGTCGTGCCCGTGGTTGTCGTCGCCACAGCCGTGACGTCCGCAGACGCGCCATCAGTCATGTTGCTGGTGTCGTCCGTGACGGTCGTGAACGACCCGCCGGACGCAGCAGCCGAAGTCACCGTGAAGGTCGACTGCGCGTCAATCGCAGTGGACCCCTGGGTGGTGTGGAAGACAAAGTAGGCCCAGCGGAATCCGCGAGCATCGACCTCGTCGCCAGTGATGGTGCCGTTGTAGGCGATCGACTGCGCGTCGAACAGGGAGACAACCTTGTGGCTGTCAGAGAAGTTTCTAGCTGACATCAGTTATCGCTCCCGCCTAGTAGGCGCTCAGGTTCATGGAGAGGCTGACGAAGGCTTCGGGGTAGCGGACCCCGTAGTCGATGTCAGTGTAGGCCACGATGTGCGTCTGACGGCGCCGCAGGGCGTCACCAGCCACGTTCGAAGCCTCGATGACCATGTTGCCCCACTGGGCGAAGATCATGTGCTCCCACACGCCGAGGATGCCCTCGGCGCTCGCGCCGCCCGCGAGGAGGTTGGTCTCCTCATAGGGCATGCCGAGGATCGAATCCTCCTTGGAGTCGCTGAACACCCGGTTGGGGGCGCCCATCCAGGTTCCGGTGGAGTCATCAGACTTCAGCTGACGGAGACCGCGAATGAAGGAGTACGGGATGCACCACTTCGGCATCTCGCCGTCCTCAAGGACGTCCGCATCAGCCAACTGACCCTCAGCAGCGAGGAGGTCAGGGTAGGCGTTCGAAAGCAAGTCGCTGCCGAAGTTGATCGTCTCGGTCGAGATGCCCGTTGCGTTCAGGATGCCCACCGGCTCGCCGTCAGCACCAGTGCCGTTCAGCGCCCACTCGTTGTACTTGCGAGCGAGGCCGCGAACGATGGTGTCGCGGATGATGCCCTCAGCGCCAGCACCCATGCGGAGGAACTTCCTAGACGACACCAGGTAGGTCTGGCAGGTCTTCGGAGTCATCTGCAGCATGCCGAAGGTCGCGTTCTGGTCGGGAGTACCCTGGTTCTCAGCGACCGCCTCAGGGGTCGGCTCGCTGACGATCGTCGGGATCTCGACCGGAGTGCCAACGACGTCGGTCATCTGGGTCATGCCCAGACGGCTGGCGACGATGCGCGGCTGCAGCAGCGGGACCAACATCTCGTTGTGGACCTCGTTCGGGACGAGGATGCCACCGAGATCGTCGGGGCTGGTGGCCTGCGCGGCGTAAGCCTCGCCACGACCAACCTTCTCGGCCAGCTCCTGCGACATGGCCCACTCCATGGGAGCGACCTTCTCAGGGTTGCTGGAAGCCACGGCCTGCATGGCCTTGGCGAACGAGTAGGTCTCGCCCTTGTAGGTCTCCTCTGTGGAGCCCGGGAGGTCGTGGGCGCGGCCCGCGTCCTCAAGGAACGTCATCCGGTCGTCGAGGGCCGACAGGCGCCCAGTAATCTTGTCAGTCGCGGCGCCGACAGCGCCCTCGACCGAATCGTTGATGCGGGCGAGGAAAGCCGACTCTGCCTCCGCCGCCAACTCTTCTTTGGTTTTTTCCATCTATCTTAGTGGCCCGAGTTCGGGCAGAGGGATTAGGTAAGGTTCTCCTGCTTGCAGACCTCGATCACCCGACTCAGCGGGAGACCGAACAACGTCTCTTCGTCTTCTTGTGCAGGCTCCGGGTCAGGAACCTGCATGCTCTCAAGGGCGGTCACGCGGGCGACCAGTTCGGCCACCGAGGCAGTCATGGCCGTCAGCTCGTCGGCCTGGCGCGATTGCCAGGTCTCCAGGCCGGCGTCGCGCTCGAACCACTCGCGCAGGGCGAAGGTGGAGCGACCAGAGGGCTTGCGAAGAAGCTCCTCACGAACCTCGCGGATCGCCTCCGGCTCGTACACACCCTCGTTGTCGATCAGGAACTGCTCAAAGGCCGCGTCGCCAGCCTCAGAGTAGATGACGCCAGCCTTCGGGTCGCGGCCAAGCGTCACCACGCTGTACTCGACCAGGCTCATGTCCGTGAAGACCGTCGAGTACTTGCCGAGGCCGAACAGCTCGACCTCCTCCTCTGTGGGCTCACGAGCCTTGTTGATGTCGAAACCCACGCTGCCGCCGCTGAGGAAGCCGTTAGCAACGAGCCCCTCCACAAGGTCGGCCTTCGGGGAGAGCCCTTCCGGGGCGAACTCGACATGCCCGGTCATGGCCTTCACATCGCCCAGCTCCACACCGCGCCGAACAGTCAGGGCGCGGCCCACGGGCTCCGCAATGTGGTCGTGGCCGAAGAGCACGGGGCTCTTGCGCTCGCGGAACAGGTCCAAGTTCCAGCCGTCAGACAGAGGCAGGTCCTTGAACTGGCCGATGGCCGACTCCGTCACAAAGACGTAGCCATAGGTCCGATCACCCAGCTTGCGGGGAACGCCAGCGCCGTCAGCGACACCGAAACGCTCCGTGTCCTGACGCATCTTGAAGAAGTCACTGGGAGTGACGTTCTCCTCCTCAAGGTTCTCCGTGGTGAGGGTGCCCTCGCTGAACCGCTTCTGAAGGTCGCTGAACTTCATTCCTTGGCTGCCTCTTCCTGTAGCTGGCGCATTACCGCGATTAGACGGGCCTGCTCCGAGTCGCGGGGCGCAGCCCCGCTGTAAACGTCGCCCGTGTCCAGGTCCGTCATGCCAGCCTTGACCCAGTGCTTGTCACCGGACTCAGTAAGGCCGACACGTGTGCCGAGGAGACCAAGGGCCTCGTTGAACGACACGCCGATGCCCGACTGAGAGATCTCGCGGGCGAGTGTGAGTTCGCTGATGAAGTCCTCCTGAAGAACCTCGATCGACGAGTGATCGAAAGCGGCGACGAGCCCTGGCGTATCGCGCCACACACGAGACAACCTGGGAATCAGACTGTGAGTGATGATGTCCGTTGTGCCATCTGCGAGAGCCAGGACTCCGTTCGCGCCGCGCCAGAATTCGAGGTACGCCGTACGCACGTTCTCGTACGTAGCGTTCTCGAAGATCCCAACCACGGGCTCTGGCGCACCCAGAGAGGTCAGGATTGCTGAGGTCATCGCCCGCCAGAGCTTCTCGTACTCGAAGTCCTTGGGCGTGAAATTCGAGGGGTAGAACTTCGCCTTACGGTCGAAGACCTTGATCCGCCCCGCGTTCTCGATGTTGAGGTCGTCGTCCACCTCGGACTGACGGCGCTCAAGTTCTGAGGGGGCAAGCGCCTCGTCGAAGATGAGTACGCCACTAGGGGCACCACCGTTGCGAAGAGACGCATCCAGATACCGGATGATCTGGTGCTGGATGTCAATCGGCCTGATTGCTGTTTCAGCGTCCCCCAACCCCCGCACAGAGCTTTCGGGGTTGAACTCCGCGAAGCTCACCACCGAGTACCAAGGGAACGGCTCAGACTCGCCGCCGTTCGGTGAGCCAAGACGGTAGCGCAGCGTCTTCGGCCGCCCGTCCTTGCCGTACTCGATCTTCACAGAGCTGCCGCCAGCCTGGATGATCTGGCGCGGAACCTGCGTCAGGACGCCCGTCGCGGCAGAGCCGCGCAGCGGGCGCCCGTCAGCTGTAGCCAAGAACCAGTGGCTCTCGCCCTCCAGCTTCAATGCCGATGTGTGAGCACGCCACAGCTGCTTCTCCGTCTGGCTGCGGTTCGGCCGACGCAGGAGGCGCATCAAGGGGTGGCGGTCAGGAACGCGCTCCGCGTCCTGCAGCGAGGGGTCGCCGTTCCACAGCCCGAAACGCATGCGGCCCACGCCGTCGGCAAAAGCCTTCACGGCGGCCTTCACGAACACGTTCTCGCTGTACGGGCTAGATACGTGCTCGCCGCCCGAAAGCTCGTACGAGAGCCGGGCGAAGTTCAGGAAGGATCCGTGACCGTACGCCTCGCGGGACGCTCCGTTAGAATCAAAGAAGCGTCCGCCGCCACCCCCACCGCCGCCATTCAATAGGCCCTCGTCATCCCCAAGGAGACGTACTTGCGGACCCCCTCCTCCTGTGAGGGGGGATGCTTGCCGGGTACGACCCGACCAACGGTGAGCTGCAGCCTCCACGTGCGGTACAATACCGCCACATAGAAAGGGCAGTTAGGGGTAAGTTGTCGGCCTTTTCCCTAGTATCTGCAGAATAACGACTTACGGCCGCCGACCGGCGGAGGGGGTCAGCCTCAGCAGCGCCGGAAGCGCCTGGATGCGCGTAACTCCTCTGCTGACAAGGACCCAGAGCCCTCCAAGAGGCTCAGAATCCTCCGGTGAGCCAGGTTCACCAGGCGACCACGCGCAGAACTGCCAAGATCACGCCACGCACGGGGCGGATTCACCACCTTCGGAGGCGATAACGGGCCGCGCCGCGACTCTCGGAATAGGAACCTGCGGCGCCCACTCCGGATCTCCACCTCTACTGGACGCGACGCCATTGCCGACGGTCACGACGGCGC